TGTTCTGGATATGAATATGGAAAAGATGTGGCAATTAACGATATAGTTACAATAAAAGATTGGGAGAAATTAAAATTCTTCTACATTCTTGATGACAAGTTTTTATTGAGTCATGCGGGCGTTCATTCGTCTTTCATTGGTAACAAAGAACTTACATTAAAACAATTAGAATCTAAATTAAAAAAAGAATCTAAAATTGCCGTTAAAGAATTGTATAACAATAGATGTCATTGGTTAACTGGTGCTGGATATGCTCGTGGAGGTTCTCAACGATACGGCGGTATTACTTGGTGTGACTGGACACAAGAATTTACTCCAATCAAAGGAATACATCAAATTGTCGGTCATACTCCAATTAACAAACCTAATTGGTCTATAATAGAAGATGGAAATCATTCTAAAAAACTTTCAATAGAAAGTATGTCCAACCTATCTAAAGATGTATTAACTGACAAAAATTCATACAATATTTGTCTTGATACACATCCTGGCTCACAATACTACGCCATTTATGAGAATGGCGCACTAACTATTCATAAATCCTGCGATTTAAAGTAGTTTCAAATTAAAATTGACGGAACAACCCGTGGTGGAGACATTTCACCACGGGCTTTCTATTTATTGGATATGAGAAATTGGAAAAAATTATCTAATGAGGCGGATGATGATGGTAAACAACAAATAATAACATTATCAACCGATGGTTTGAATAACAATTCTTCAGCAGTAGGAAATAAAATATATCTATATGATGATATTAATAGACAATCAATACTAAACATCTCAAAACAAATCGACGAAGTTACGAGACAATTAAAAATGTTTCAATTATTTTACAATTTAAAAGACTCTCCTGTAATAGAACTGCACATATCTACTGACGGTGGAGAAATAAGCCCAGCATTAAGTTTAGTTGATAAAATAAAGACAAATAAGGTCCCAATTCACACCTATGTCGAAGGCATGGTCGCGTCGGCAGGAACTCTCATTTCCGTTGCTGGTAAAAGGAGATTTATAACTCCAAATTCTCATATATTAGTCCACCAAATTAGCAGTGGAGCTGTAGGAAACTTTGAACAGATTACCGACGAAAAACAAAACCTCGATTTGTTTATGTCAATTCTTAAAAAAATTTATTTGGAACATACCAAATTTAAAAATAAACAATTAACAGAACTTCTTAAACACGATTTATGTTTAACATCAGACCAAGCATTAGAGTTTGGTGTTGTTGATGAGATTTTATAATTACGCTTGACAATACAGTTAAACGTGATATCATAATAAAAGTATGAGTAACATTATCAACAAAGTTCTCGTTTTAAAACTTAACCGTAGTTGGCAGGCCGTGGGCACTAGCACTGTCGGCAAAGCCATTGTAGATTTGGCCGCAGGAATTTCGGCTAAAGCTTTGGATTTTGAATACGAAAAGGACGAATCAGGAAATTACATATTGGATGAAAATGGATGTCCTATTAATGACCCAATTGGAGCAACTCCTGTTGATTGGTTAACTTGGATTGCGTTGCCCGTCCGTTCTTGGGAGATTGGCGATGCCATCCATTATGGGAATGAAGGAAAAAATCTTATGAGAGCTCCCACAGTTTTGATTGCGAATTCTTATAATAAAATGCCCCGTAAGAGTTTCAAAGGTAAACCATCCAAGGACGCAATCTACATCCGGGATGGCGGGGTTGACCAATACACCGGTAAGAAATTAAAACGGGATGAAAGCACTATAGACCACATTACCCCGAAATCTAAAGGAGGTAAAGATGAGTGGGAGAATCTTGCTTTAACTTGTAAAGAAATTAATTCCAAAAAGGGAAATAAATCAAACAATGAAGTCGGATTAACATTAATTCGTCAACCAAAAGCTCCAAAACCAATGACAGCAACGGAATTAATTCGTGACATCAAACATCCGACGTGGAAACCCCACCTCCCACATCTCACATAAATCAATTAACTTGTTTATAATTTTTATAAGCAAGTTTTTGTGCATTTAAGGCTTCCAATTCTGTGTTAAATCTTCCTACACATTTAGTTTTTTTATTTATCCTAACCATCGATATCCATTTATTTCGGTATTTATCAAATGATATATTTTTATAAGAAGAATATTTATTTTTTAATCGGGCGTCTATAATTTTCATTTTATCATTTAATTCTTCATAAATTTCATATTTTCTTTTCAGCTGAATAATAGAATCTTTATACATCCAATCCGTAAATTTTTTAACCTGTCTATTTCCTGATATGTGAACTACGTCAATTTTTCCTTTATTATTCCACATACACATATTTATTTTCAACTCTTTATTTACCATCTCCAATAAAGATTGGCAAAAATCTTTACTAGAAAGTATAGTAATACCATATCTAGTAACATTATTTTGCTTTGTTTTTGATAAACATCCATCGCCATCAAAATATCCACGAACAAAATGGTTTATTAAATATAATGGAACCTGATTCTCAGTAGGAAATTTTAATATAAGAGATTTTTTTGATACCAATCCTAATGACGATAAACTATGAGACATATGTTTATTAGAAATTTGAATTGATGACGTTCCATCACTATGAACGGTTCTTCCCTGAATATTTATTTTGAACGGCAATTTAGTTTTAATCTTTTCTTTTTCTATTTTTAGAAAATCGCAAAATAACTTAATATGGTCAACATCTCTAACGGAGAGCGCCATCCCGATTTTATACCAATTTTCAGAATGATATCCGTCTGCATATAAAAATCCCAACCAATATGCTTTATCTTGTGTATCTATTTTATCAAAATATAATTCGTTCATATGATAATACATATGACCACATTATACCAAAAGATAAATTTAATTATATGACCAAAATAGAGATTTAATTTCTAATTATTGATTAAAACAAGTTATGAAGAAATCCACAAAAAGAATAATAGAGGTAAGGGAAGACGAAATGACCGTAGTTCAAATTGAAGTAGAAAAGTCTATTGTTGATTTCTACAAAAAAGAGACAGGCCGAAAGCGTGTAACCGCTAAGGGCCTGTCTCAGTTTTTTAACCGTCTTATTCATCATTTCAACCGCGATTAAGCGGTCTTCTTTGTCTTCGGCGCCTTGGCCGGATTGACTGACACGTTCACTTCAACGGCTGATGTATCAGGAGTGAAGGCAAATGCTCTGGCAGGGCCAGCAGAACGATAACTCAAGGTGCTCTTGGTCAAATTGTCAAAGGCGTAAGCCGTTCCAGCGGAATCAGCAACGTAATTGAGGTTATTTGTGACACCCATCGAACTACCAACCGCCCAAGCGTCTTGATTGGCACCAATATAGGCGAAATCCCACTTGTAGTTTTCGGTCTGATGTTTGACCATTTCCTTAACCTTTGAAGAATTGTATTCGGAAACACTGAAATTACTCAATACCGAATTGTCTTCACCGTCAGTAATGGTGACAACCAAAACCTTTTCAGGACGTTCAGATTCAGGCAACGCTGCCAGCTTGGCGCCGATATCGTTGATTGTCTTGCCCAATGAATTGTAGAGAGCGGTTCCGCCTCTTGGTTCATAGGTTTCGTTTGTAAGGTCAGGAACCTTATTAACATCGAGATTTTCGAAGATTGTTTCGTATTCAGTGTCGAATTTATATGCAAAAACTCGACAATCGCCGATGTTTGCATCCCTTTGCGCCTTGATGAATGAATTAAAACCACCAATCATGTCGGCTCGAATCGCTGACATTGAACCAGAACGGTCAATGACAAATATAATATATGTAAGTCCACTTTTCATAGGCTCGGATTATACCACACTTTGAATCAGTGTCAAGTCATTACTGACCATTTTATCTATGAGTTCATTAAAAGTAGTTTTAGGATTCCACCCCAATTCTTCTCGAATTTTTGTAGAATCTGACAACAACGTATCTACTTCGGCTGGACGATAAAATTTTGGATTAATCACAACCAATTTAGTTAATACTAATTCCGATTCTCTGGGACCAGATTGAAACATAAAACATTCATTTAATCCTGAATTGAACCACTTTCCTTTAATGCCCACTACTTCAAATGATTTTTCAACAAATTCTCTAATAGAATGTTTTTCACCATTACCAACTACATAATCTTTAATTAATTTAGAATAATTTTTTGTAGTTTTATTAAATTTTTCATCAAAAACACTATGATTATATTTTTCTTGGTTTAACATTCTCCAAACAGCATCCACAATATCTTCAGCATCACTCCAATCCCGCTCAGAATTAACATTTCCCAACTCCAACGGAGTAATCTGTCTATTATTTACAATTTCGTCAAAAATTTTGGCTACGCCTTTGGTAATTTTTCTTGTTATAAAATATTCCTGCCTTCTTGTTCCTTCGTGATTAAAAATTATACCTTGTGTAGCATAAATTCCATAGGATTCCCTATAAACTTTAATCAGATGATTAGCGGCACATTTAGACGCTCCATAAGGCGAACGTGGAGAAAATGGATGATTTTCATCTTGTGGAGAATATTTCACATCGCCAAATTGTTCGCTACTTCCAGCAGAATAAAATCTACAATCAGGAGAAAAATTCCTTATGGATTCTAATATATTAATTAAAGAAATTGTATTTGTTTCAAAATGATTTATCGGAGAATTCCACGAATCGGCAACAAATGTCTGAGCGCCAAAATTAATAAAGTAGTCAGGCTTTTCTCTTTTAATTAAATTGATTATGGAGGAAGAATCTGTCAAATCCATAGGCATAATAGAAAATCTTTTATTTTCTATACAATTAATCAGATTATTTAAAATTGGTTGACTCGTTCTTCGAACGGTTCCAATCACATCGTAATCTGTATTTTTTAGAAGATATTCGGACATAAAACTTCCATCTTGGCCAGACGCACCCGTAACTATAACTTTTTTATTCATATATTTCCCATCCTTTGTATGATTTTATTTTTTTACTAACTAAACACTGAAAATTATTTCTATTTAATTTATTTTTTCTACAAAAATCTGATATATTTTTTATTTCAATAATCTCTTTATTTGGAGAAACTATTTTTATAATCTTTCCTAATCTTTTTGATTGTTTTTCTTTAAATTCATTTTCGTTACAAGGTAATCTATATCCTTTATAAACTAAAGATTTTCCACGTATTAATTTATACATTCCTCCACGGTCAAGATTATTTTCAATACAAAATCTGTAAATATTATTGATAATAATTTCTTTATTTTGAGAATTTATTAATATGATATTTTTATATTTTGTATCCGTTCCTCTATAGGATTCGTTTAGTATGGTAGATATTAACTTCCAATTTTTAACTACTTTTGTCTTACCTTGTAACATTCTTCGCAATGGTCTAATTTCAACATTATTAAGTTTACACCACTCGATAATATCATCTATATGTGAAGTCTCTTTTGTAGATATATTTTCTACATCCCAACCAGTATTATCTTTATAAGATATTTTTTCTATTGGGGTAGATGATAAGGCGAATCCTTGAGAAGAATTATTTATTCCACTGACCATATTTAACATTGCACCATAATTTAATTTAGAATTTCTACAAAATTTACTTAAATTTGAAATCTTATGCAAATTCCCATGACGGTCTATTAACTCATATTCTTTAATATTAGTTGGGTTTATTTTGCCTCCACCTTTAGTTAAATTATAACCGTTAGGAACAAAACTATTGTATATTTTAATAAATGATTCTTCTAATTCCAATAAATGAGATACATCATCTATTTTCGAGTATAGAATTTCAACATCAAAATTATTCAATCCATATTTTTCAACCGCAGATATTAAATGATTATTATGCGTCCACTTCCACCACTTTCCTTGTGGATATCTCTCGTTAAATGACCATTTAGTTATACCAATATAACTTTTTCCATTTTTTTTATTAAAAATCCTATATACCTGCATGATAATAAATATACATGAGATGATGGAAGATGTAAAGTATTTTTAATTATATTCAGAAATTTTAATTTCTTGAAGGCTTACGAAGGAAATTAAACCAATATTTGAGAGCACCTTCATTGTTTTCACGAAGAGCATCAGCACCAAGATATCTTTGATTACTTGTGAGTAATTTGATTCCTGTGGTAGCCACATCCAAAGCATCGTCGGCGTCTGCCATCCACGATTTAGGCGCCCAAAAGATAACAGGCGACACTACGGATGGAACTCCAACGGAAACGCCGTCGGCAGTAACCATGTTGAAAGATTCTGTATAAGAAACTTGTATCATCAAATCCATTTCAGCAATAAGTTGAATGAATTTATCCCAATTATCCCATTCATGACGTATTAAAGTAAGACCTTCAATATTCTCCGTCATTTCTTCGATTGCTGGTAAAGTTGTAGATTTACAACCATCACCACCAGTTGACATATGAAGTTCGGTAGGAACTCCCAAAGCCGATTGTATAGCCACTGCTGCGGCGGCTGCTGTCATGAAATTTTTTTCTGGTCTAATAGCACCAAAAGCACCAATCTTCAATTTTGATTTTCCATCCCAAATTTTACTTGGAACACGTTCAGTAGGATAAATGTTAGGAAGACATACACATCTATGTTTGTAAGCCGCCTCAAACCAATCTGTAAATCTACGGCAGTTTCCACCGACTCTGAAATTTGGGTAAGCATCTGCCAATTTAGCATATTCTCTGTATAACTCAACACCACATGGGTCGGCTTGTAAGAATCCTACATTTGAATGAGATAATACAACAAATTGTATTTCAGGAAAATGACAAATCAAATTTCTCATGTCATATACACTCACCCAAGGTGCTGAAATTACAACGTGAGTCAATCTTTTGTGGTGGGTTTCATTGTATCTGTCGATTGCTTCCACGATGTCAACGTTATGACGAACGGGGAATACACTTACATCAATACCATGATGTTTCAAATATTTAGCGGTAGTGAATCCTGCAACGTTCAATCCCACACAACTAGACCTTACCCAAGCAGCAAAGTCCTTGAAAATCAATGCCAATCTTACATCTTTTAAATCGTGTTCCATATGTCTCATGGTCAATAAATATATTTGTATTTTAGTTCGACATTATCATAATACCAATAACCACATTTTTTTGGTTCTGGATGATTTATATGGGCAAGTCTTAACCACTCTTTATACCAATCAGATTCCGTCCAGTCCTGTTCCTTCGTCTGTTGGTGGCGGTTCTCCGTCAGTTCCGTCTTTTTCTCCGTTTTTGAATTTTGAAAACTTTCTGTGGAATTCATCGAAATTATCCTCCGTTAATCCTAGCATATTCACTATGGCATTTATGATATAACAAGAATGATACTTATCAATATTCTTCTCTGATAATTTTTTTGAAATCATCGAAGCAAAATATGTCAATTCCATTATTCTCTTTTTCTCTTCGGCGTCTTCAACTCCTGCGATAATCAATCCAGGAATTTTCTTTGTTTCAATGTCCTTCTGTGTATCCTTTATTATGGACATTCTCAACAATTCATGCAACTTGTCAGCATCCATTTTTGCTGACTTAATCTTATCACGCAATTTCTTTACATCTTTTGCTGTGACTTTCTTAGCTATGGAGAAGGTCGTTAAAATACCTTCTTTTGCCAATATATGTTCTGATGTGGTCATTTATAAATATATTGATTCCAAATTACTTTACCATCTTTAT